TTGTCCTTGAGGGAACTAAGAACAATCATGAGTTGCTTGGGAATTACTATGATGTAAATATTCAGGCAGGAACATTTAACATCAACACGTTGACTCGATGTCAAGTGATACAGAATGGAGTGCCTATCTTAGATGACGCATTATTGCAGTTGGTAAGTGTTAATAAGTCTCAGTACACTAATGCTTATGAGGAGGAGGTTAACTATACTGTATTGATTAAGGATAGCAGAGCTGAGTTTTTTAGTGCTATCACTAATGCTAATCTTGATGACTTAGATTTCTCAGACTTAGATCATACATTCTCAGCAACTGACATAGCAGCTACATTCAGCAACACTGTAACAGATGGATATAAGTACGTGATGCCATATTGCACAGGTACTAATGTCTATCAAGCTAATGAGTTCAAACCTGCTATCTATGCTCAGACTTACTTTGATAGGATATTCAGTAACGCTGGATTCACTTACACATGGGCAGGATTAACAGATGCTCACTTTGATAAATTGTTAATACCTTACAATGGGGATGTTAATAACTTTGATTATGCTGACTACAGAGTGGAAGCCACTAACACATGGACAACAAGTTATGTACAGGGCACAGGAGTGAACTATACCTTCCAAGAGGATATTGACTCTGGATGGACAGAGGTGATTGACACTCAGAATTTATATGACCCTTTAACAGGGGAGTACAGTTCACCATTTAGCACTAATGCTCTTGCAGGTGAGAACTATACATATGAGCTACAGATTGGAGGCAGTATCATCCTTGACAATAATAGTGGAGGTAATGCAGTCCTTGAGTATGTAGCAGGAGGATACATAGTTAAAAATAAATATAGGGTATTTGCTCAGGTATATGTGGCAGGGCTTGGCAACGTCAAGGTGTATGGCACAACAAGTGGAGTAGCTTACTATCCTGCAGCATCACCATTACCAACAGGCAACACTACTGTGTTGACCTTTGCTGAATCTCTTAGCATTCCTGCATTAACAAATGACCCTTTCAACTTAGCAATAGACCCTAATGACATACAGATATTATCTATAGGAGTTGAGGTAACTCAGACCTATGGTAGTGCTAACAGTAATGGAGCTAATATTTGGATTGCAGCAGGTGGAGGTTTTACAGCTGTAGATGTCAATGTTGTGCTTGACTTAGTATCTATCAACATGGTGATATTGCCAAGTCAAAACGTGCAGACTACAGGAGGTACTCTAATCATGAACTCTTATGTACCTGTTGAGATTAAGCAATCTGATTTTGTTAAGTCAATATTTCAGATGTACAACTTATATGTTGAGCAAGATATTGACAATCCATACAACCTTATCCTAAGACATCGAGATGAGTATTACGACTCAGGAGCTGAGAAAGATTGGAGTCAGAAGTTAGCTAAGGATAAGGCTCAGGACTTAATGTTCCTTCCAGATGTAACTAAGAAAAAACTTAAGCTCACCTATGCACCGGATGAGGATCAGTCTAATGTACTTTACACACAAGCTACAGGAGAAATTTATGGGCAGATAGAATATACCTTTGACAATGAATATGTTAAGGATGTAGATACTAAGGAGCTACTATTCTCACCTACCCCTGTGTATAAGACATTATTTGGAGCTTATGTTCCTGCAATCAATGGAGCTGCACCTAACACTAACATCCGTATCTTATATGATGGAGGCTTAGGTACTTGCCAACCTTTTGACATCATAGATTTTGGCACAACAGGTGAGATAGGCTTGACTGACTATCCTATGATTGGTCATTTCAATAATCCATTGTATCCTACATTTGATATTAACTTTGGCACGAATGATTACTACTTTTATGAGGTAGCAACTCTGACGGCTAACAATCTGTATAACTTATATTGGAGGAGGACTGTTAATCAGATAAACGTAGGTAAGATGTTGATAGCATTCTTTGACTTGAGTGAGGTTGATATCCAAGCTCTCAAGCTCAATGATAAGATTTACATTGACAATTCATGGTGGAATATAAACAAGATTCAAGATTACAATGCTAACAACAACAGCCTCACAAAGGTAGAGTTGATAAGTATTGATACTGAGATTGACTTAGCACCTTATAAGACTGCAGGCGGCAAGCCTATTGGAGATACTATTGTGGCAATTGGTAATGCGGAGGTATTCAAGCAGAGTGCTCAAGTTAATAATGTAGTAGTACCCGGCTCAGATGTTCTAATCTTTGGTAAGGGAAATGCTGTGAGTCCGGGTGTTAAGGGAGTAGTGATTGGAGATGGACAGATACTTGAGAAGGATGGAATGGTAGTACCTAACTTGACTGTGACTGAGAGTATCAATGGAGCTCCTGTTGTAGGGTATAAGAGATACATAGCTTTGATTAGTCAGACAGGTGTATCCGCACCTACAGCAACTGTATTTGAGAATACCATAGGAGATATTACCTTTAACTATATTGGAGTAGGCACATATGAGATATTATTAACGGGTGCCTTCTTAGCTGATAAGACTTGGGTAGTAGGAGGGTCAGCAGATATTAATGCTGGAGGTGGTGACTTTGCTACATTAGACATAAGAAGGTATAATGATGACTCCATTAGATTATACACATACGATAATTATACAATATCAAATAACATGCTTGTTAATACAGCAATAGAAATAAGAGTTTACTAATATGAATGAAGTTGAAATACCATTAAAGATAACCGGCATTGGTGCAATCAAGGCTGAGCTTAGAGAACTCAAAGGACAGATAGCTGATGCCACAGACCCAGCGGTCATGACTGCCTTGGCTCAAAGGGCAGGGGAGCTAAAGGATAGGCTTAAGGATGCCAATGAACAGATTGCAGTCTTTACCACTGGCTCAAAGTTTGAAGCGGTAAGTACATCATTTGGTCAGATAGGAAGTGACCTTGCATCTTTGGACTTTGAGGGAGCGAGTGAGAAGGCATCAGTATTCGCTAAGAATTTAGGCAACCTGAATCCTGCTGATTTGACAAAGGGCTTCAAGTCATTTACAAGCATGATCACAACTGTTGGCGGAGCATTCGTAAAACTTGGAGCAACCATCTTAATGAATCCTATTTTTTTATTAGTGGCAGTGATTACTGCTATTGTTGTGGCCATTGGTTTTTTCTTAAAAAAGATTGGTGTACTTGATGCTATCTTAGAGGCAATCATGATCCCTATCAATGCAGTGATACAAGGCTTTAAGGACTTGACTGATTGGATGGGTTTAACTGATAATGCAGCAGAGGAAAATGCTGAGGCAGTTAAAGAGGCAAGTGAGAAAAATAGAGAAAGCCTCAAGGCAGAAAGTCAAGCAAGGCAGGAACTATATAACCTTACTAAGGACTTAAGTGATGAGGAGATAGCTGCTATTGAGGAAAAGTTAGGAATCCAGATAGACACAAGTCAAAGTATATTTGACCTTAAGAGGGAACAGATAGAGGGGGACATGGCTATTAATCAAGCTGAGATTGACTCATTAAACTTAAAGAAGGAACTTACAGAAGAGGATAAGAAGAGATTAGCTGACTTGACTAAAACTCAAGCAGACCTCGCTAATCAACAAGTGCAGAATGAGATAAACAAGATTAACGCTATAAGGAATCTCAATGTCAGCTTAGATAAGCAGATTGAGTTACTACAGGCCAAGCAAATCAAAGGAGAGTCTGAGCGTGCTAAGGCAATGCTTGACATCCAACAAAAGGAGGCACTTGCTAAGGTAGAGCAGCAGATTAAAGAGGCTCAACAGTTAGGTGATAGCACTGCACTTGCTAAGGCTCAGCAGTTAAAGAACTTGATTATTCAGGACTTTAAAAGACAGGAGTTAGAGATAACTAACAAAGGAAATGCAGCAGCAGCTAAGGCTACCACAACAAGTGTAAGTACTACTAATAAAGAGGTAAAGAATAAATATTCTGAGGCACTTGCTGACCTACGCAAAAAAAATGAGGTAGCTTTGCAAGAGGCAGAGAATGCAGGTAAGTCAGAGCAAGAACTTAGAGAATTACGCATAACACAACTTGAAGCTGAGAGAAAATATTTGTTTGATAATCTTGCTAAAATCTATAAAAAGGAAGTTGATCAAAAAGCAGCTCTTGCAAAAATTGATAATGACCTTAAGAAAGCAAGAGATAAAAATGCTGCGGATATAGAGAAAGCAGAAAATGAAGAATTGATTGCAAGGCTAAAAAGAAAAGAACTCAATGCTCAGGATGACATTGCTAAATTTGAGGCACAAAAGGAACTACTTGAAGCAGAGGCAAAGATAAAGATGGACTCACTTGAGGTAGGCTCAGAGGAGAGAGGATTGCTTGAGGATGAGACTGCTAAAAAGTTAAAAGAAATTGATGACCAAATCACAGCTAAAAAGATTGAGAATCAACAAAAGATTTTAGCAGCTGCACAACTTACAGCAGAGACTAAATTATCTAAGGAAGCCTTTGAACTTGAAAGATTTAAAGGTACTAAGGAGGAAGAGATTGCAGCAAATGAGGCATTTCTTAAAACTACATTAGATACATTAAAGACTCAAAAAGAAACTGAGCTTGCAGCACTTAACCTATCAGAGGAAGAGAAGGCAGCCATTGAAGAGAAATTTAGACAGGCTAAGGAAGTGGCAGAAGAGGCAACAGCTGCTAAGTTGGTTGAGATAGATCAAGCTGCAAGAGAGAAACTTAATGCAAATATTGAGGCTGGATTCCAACTTGCTACAACAGCAGCAGGGGCTATTGCATCAATACAAGATATCAACACAAAAAAGAAACTTAAAGGAGTACAGCAAGGAAGTAAGGAAGAGGAGAAAATACTTAAGCAACAATTTGAGCAACAGAAAAAAATGCAGTTGGCAATGGCTGTTATTAATGGAGCTCAAGCCATTGTATCAATCCTTGCTCAGTATCCTAAGTTTGATGGAGGTTTTGCTATGGCAGCTGCAATAGCTGGCTCAGTGATATCAACAGCTACAAGTTTAGCAACAATAGCAAGTACATCCTTTGAGGGTGGAGGTAATGCTCCAACTGCAGACACTAATAGCTTTACATCTGCTACTGGTTCATCAACTACAATGGCTACTCCATCAGTTAGTCTATTTGGTCAAGGCAACCAACTCAATAATGTAGGCAACCCGAACCAAGAGGGAGGAGGTCAGACTATCACAGTCAATGCTATAGTGAGTGAGACTGAGATGACTGATACACAGAACAAAATTAATAAGATACAAAAGAACGCAGAACTATGACAAGTTATCAAGCATTAATCAACAAGATAGAGGCATTCTATAACGCACATCTACAAGTAAAAAAAGTAGGCAGCGATTTTGTGGAGCAGTTACCTAACTTTGCGACAAAGGATGAGAAATATCCTCTTGTGTTTATAGCACCTATCACAGCCATAGCAACTGAGAACACTAACACAGTGAGCTTAGAGATCACATGCTTGGACATCATACAAAAGGATAGAGCTAATATCACTGTAATACTCTCAGACTGCCATCAGATATTGGTTGACTTAGTAAACTATTTTACTTTTAGTGATGATTATAGCTTTGATGTATTAGGACAACCTGCCATAGTGCCATTGAATAATCAAGTGTTAGACTATGCAGCAGGGTGGGTCATGACCTTAGATGTTGACATGAGTAATTGGACAGATTGTCAAGTCCCTATTATAACAAATTTACCTGAGTAATACAATATAGGTATGGCTATCAATAGACAGAAAATATCTCAGATGACTCCCAAGGGGTCAGACCTTGATCCTACAGATTTACTTGAGGTAAGTGTTTTGAGTGGCTTTGGATACAACACATACTCTATCACAGGCCTTGAGTTGATGAGAGCTGCTGCATCATTGAATAACTTGTACACTCAGACAGCATCAAGCACACCTGTTAGTAACACAACTACTGAGACCTCCCTCCTTGATGGCGGCTTAGGTAGTTTAAGTATCCCTGCTGATGGTTTCAATGTAGGTGATAGCTTTCATGCTATACTCACAGGATATATCTCATCAGTAAACAACCATAACTTGACTATAAGGATAAAGGCTGGAAGTGTTGTATTGGCAACAACAGGATCAATCACAATGGCAGGAGCTACAGGCAGACATTGGAAGTTAGAAGTGTACTTTACTGTAAGAACATTGGGTGCATCAGGTGTTGCATCAATAGCAACTGGAGGTACTTTCATGTACACAAAGAATGCCTCTACTAACTTTGAGGGCACTAACTTTAGTAATGAGATAACAACAGGTTTTGATACAACCATAAGCAACACATTATCAATCACAGCTCAGTGGGGTCAGACCAACACTGGCGACTCTATATACTCGGAAATATTCACTTTAAATAAAACATATTAAAAATGGCAACAGATAATGAAATCTTAATAGCTAAGAAAGGAACTTTTGTACTTAACAATACAACAGAGAAAACTGTAAATGTCAATGCTATTGTAGTACTTGAGGATACTGTATTCAATCTTATCAAGATAGCAGGTGTAGATGTTAAGTCAACTTATATTGCTGCACCGGCAACAGCTGTGAAAGCAGGTACTATCATCAGAGCTACAGCGGCTCAACAATTCAGTGGAGTTAAGTTAACATCTGGAAGTGCATTGCTAATACTTGCATAATGATTGGCTATGGTAACAGCGTTTTTTTACGCACAGCTTGGGAAGTAAGTGGAGGGGTTTCTCCTGTCAACACTGTTGCTCCTGCTATAACAGGAACAGCACAGGAAGGTCAGACAGTAACTTGTTCAACAGGTACATGGACAGGAACACCTACTATAACCTTTGCATATCAGTGGAAGCGTAACGGCTCAAACATTGGTAGTGCTACAAATTCAACTTATACGCTTGTCACTGCTGATGTGAGCCAATCAATAACTTGTCAAGTTACAGCAACTAATGGGTCAGGTAGTGCAAGTGCAACATCAAACACCATTACACCAACAGCAGCGGTTGACCCAGATGCACAAGCATTCATTACAGCGGCTGCAATAACAAACCCAACACAACAAGCGGCTATTAATACTTTGGTAGTTGACTTGAAAGGGTATTCTATTTGGACAAAGATGAAAGCTTTGTATCCATTTGTAGGTTCGTCTTCAAGTAGTAATTCTTACAACCTTAAAAACACAGCTCAATATCAATTATCATTTAGTGGTGGAGGAACATGGAATTCTAATGGTTACACAGGTGGTGTTAATGGGTATGCAAATACAGGATTAAATCCAAATACAGCATTTAGTACAAATAATTCAATGCATTTATCATTGTATTCAAGAACAAATAATTCAGGCGGATTTGGAGATTTTGGTATTTTAAATGCTTCTGCATTAACAATATTAAACGTTTCATTTTCTGGAAATGCTTCAACTTTAATTCATGGTGGAACTGGAGTATTAACGGCAAACACAAATTCAACTGGGTTTTATGTTGGTACAAGGACAAGTGCAAGTGTTTTAAAATTATTTAAAAATAATACTCAATTAGGAAGCACTTATACAGGGGCAAATGGAGCAAGAGGCGATTTAAATATGTTTTTAGGAGCGTTAAATGTTACTGGAACAGCCCAATACTATACACAAAGAAATTACGCTTTTGCCTCAATAGGTGACGGCTTAACAGATACCGAAGCAGCTAACTTTTACACAGCCGTACAAGCATTCCAAACAACTTTAGGACGTCAAGTATGAAACTAACACAACTAACAGCAGAACAAAAGTTAACCTATGTCGGACTATTGACTGAGGTACAAAAAGACGAATTAATCGGACAATGGTATGCACCTGATTCTTACTTTAATCCTATTCAAGACTTGAATGATAACTGGGTTATTTCAGTTGAGGAAATGGAGCAATGCGTAAACCCTGATTATCTTTGGGTAAAAGATTTAGATTTGATACCATACGAACCAAAACCAACCCCACCACCTTTTGAATAATGGCACGCTACGCAAATAATGGTATATTCAATGTTAAGTATCCTACAAGGAGAAAGATACAAGTGATATTACAAAGGTTAATATCAGAGTCAGGTGCTATTGATACGGGTGCATTATATGACTCAGTGCGTATCAATGCAAAAATACCTGCACTTGGTGAACTTGAGATACAGATTATTGCAATGTATTATTTTGGATTTTTGAATAATGGTGCAAATCTTTGGAATGGTGGAGTAATACCTCCTTATGAGTTTTGTGCTCAGTTAACTGAAAGGATGGATAGTTCTGGAATAACAACAGAAATCTATTCTCAATATACTGAGTGGATGACACAGCGTTATCCTATCTTACAAGTAGCTCAGATACTTGGTGAAAAGAAATCTATTATCTACACATTTGAGCCTATTGGAGGTAACTTTACAGGAAAATTAGATTTTACAGATTAAGCTCTTTTTTCATTGACAGCATATTAAAGGTAAGGATAAGAGGTAGGTCGGTTACTTGCTTAAACTTAGTCAAGTCCTCATTACAAAGAGAGTAGAGTAGTCTCTCCCATCCCCATTTCACAGCAGACTTTTGCTCAGCTTGTGCCTTAGACTCATCAGAGGTCATTGGTTTATTTTCATCCTCCTCATCTCCATCCTCTTCATTAAAAAGTAAGTGATACTTATCCATGAAATCCTGTCTAAATGATAGGTACTCAGGTATGATACCATAGATATCATTGATACAGTACTCATCAAACAAGTCATATCTCTCAAATGGATTAAACTCATAAGGCTCAAAGCTCAACTGCCCCCACTCATTAGTGGTATGTTGCCTGTACATGATAGATGCTATATGACAAAGATGCTTAATATAGTCATTGGCAAAGAAATACTCTAAGTCAATGAACTCACCACAGGTCAGCTTAGATAGTGGCTTGACCTTCCACTGATCAATATCTCTCTTGTAGTTTTTAGATGGCTCAGAGTTAATGAATGTAATATCATTGAGCATATTACTAACCTCACTTACATCTAAGTCCTCAAGTTCATCTGAGCTCACTCCTGCAAGAGCTGAGAGTATCTCTATCTCTCTGGCAAATACCTCCTCAATAGAATATAACTCTCTTATCTCTTTAAACTGCAGGACATCAATCTCACTCCACGATTTCGGGAGCTTCATTTCTCTTGATTTCTTTGGACAGTTTTTGTCCAATTTCTACTAAGTAAGGAACTGCTAACTCTGACTTGAGCTCTCTTATCATTTTTGACTTATGCTTGATATGAGTAGTGTCATAATGTTCTGCTTTGCTTAGGTCATCTCTCTTGAATAAGATAGCTAACATCTCAGAGATGTATCCTTTATGCCTTGAGTTCATGACCTTCTCAATATGCTTAGTGTCTCTCACTGATAACTTGAACTCCTCACCTTCAAAGGCTGTGTACTTGTATCCATCAAGCTCAATAGTTGACTGTAGTTCTGGCTTACCTTTGATGTTGTTAAAATCCTTGACATAAGTTTTGAACTGTTCAATGGTGGTATGCTCAAAGTCATTCTCAGTAATACCAAACAACTCAAATACTTTAAGATGTTTCTCAATAGCATCTAATTCCTGTTGTGCATGGATAGATGTGATATCCTCAAACTGTTGCACTGTTAACTCCTTCAATTGATTAGGAATTTCTTTGTCTAAAATTTTTACCATAGATTTTAATTTTTAACAAATATAACACTATTTACAATATAGGCATGGATAGACCTGTCTATAAGATAACTATTGACCCTGAGTACTCTGATGGGGAGGAGTTAGGTATTGAAATGATTGCCTTCACTGCCAAGCCTGCTATTAAGGTAAAAGGTATGGCATTCAATCAAGCTACTCCAATGACATTCAGTGATGACATTAAGATGCGTATTGTGGCACCAGCTATGATACCAATGTCAATCTATCGTAGAGATGAGGATGGCACTGAGTATGACGTGCTATTCACAGAGGAGGTCATTGAGTCTATTCATGCTAAGTTCATGCAGAACCTACAGAACAAAGATATCTTTAACTTAGAGCATGAGGCAGAGGAAAAAGTTCCTGCTTACATCCTTGAGGCTTGGATAGTTGAGAACCCTAAAAAGGACAAAGCATTCACTACCTATGGTATTGAAGTACCTAAGGGCACATTGATGCTAACAAGCCAAGTAACTGATAAGGAGTACTATGATAGCCTTGTTGAGTCAGGTCAAGTAGGTTACTCTATTGAGGGATTCTTAGGACTTAAACTATCGGAATTATTAAAACTAAATACAATGAAGTTACCTGATGGAGAACACTTGATTGAGGATAAAATCTATGTTGTAAAAGACGGAGAGGTTATCGAGATCAAAGACAAAGAAGAACTGGCAGCAGAAGAACCTGCCACAGAAGAGGCTGAGCAAGAGGCTGAGACTACAGTTGATGAAGCTGCTGAGGATGTGCAAGAGGAGGAGGCAGATGCTGCCGCTGAGGATGTTGAGATGGCAGTTGACCCAACTACTGATGCTGAGGCTGTACTTGCAATAGTATCACCTGTGATTGAGGAGCAAGTTAATCAACTACTTGCTATCATAGCTGACCTTAAGAACCAAATGGAGGAGTACTTAGCTCCAAGAGATGAGGAGATTGAGGTTGAGGCTAAGAACCAAAAGATGAGCTCAAGAGAGCTTTTTAAAGAATTTGTAAAATTTTCAAAAACCAAATAAAATGAACCGCAATTTAAAATTTAATTTAGAGGTTGAGACTAACGCATTATTGTGTGCCAACCCTGAGGAGTTCTACTCAAAAGCATATCTTCAATCAGAGGATATTGCATCTAACTTTCGCTCCTTGCCGGGCATCAAGTCAAAGACAAAACTTGCTAATGTAACTTTTGGTAACATCTTACAAGCATCAACTTGTAACTTCTCTGCTCCTAATGATTCATTAGATGCAGTGGATATTGATGTATGTCCTTTGTCAGCTATGGCTCAATTATGTCAGTTTGACTTAGAGCAATCATTCTTAGCATTGCAAATGGCAAAAGGATCTAATGGTGATTTCACTGTTGCATCTTTTATGTCATACTACTGGAATGAAATGGCACTGACTATCGGTCAAGATATCGAGTTGTTGAGATGGCAAGGTGATACAGAGTCTGAGGATGCTTTATTGTCTTTGTGTAATGGATACTTAAAAGGACTTTGTGGAGATGAGGCAGTGAATGGATTGTATGCAGGTGTTATTGATACATCAAATGTACTTGATCAATTAAGTGCTACGCTTGCTCTTGCTCCTTCAACTATTAGCAGAAGAAAAACTGAGTTAAGATTTTATGTATCTACTAATGTAGCTAATGCTTATGAGCTTGCTGCTGCACAAGGTAACACTTTGACTTATGTTACTACTCCATTAGGTTTAACATTCTTAGGAATCAATGTAGTTGTTTGTGAAGGTATGCCAGATAACACTATCTTGTTGACTTTGAGAAATAACCTTATCTATGCATTTGATGCAGAGGGTGATGACAAAGCATTGAAAGCTGTTAACTTATCTGATTCAGTTGCTGAGCCTTATTTGAGAACTCGTGCTAACATGAAAGTAGGTTTCCATTATGTTAACCCTGCAGAGATTGTTTTGTATAACGTTTGTTTTGACTAATCTCTCCCTTATATATAACGGGGGTAGAAATACCCCCTATTTTAAAACATTAAAAAACAACTAAAATGAGCTGTGCAACTTTAGAAACAATTTTAAAAAGCTGTGACAATAACTCAGGAGGTATCTATAAGTTCTATGTAAACCAACAAGATAACATCCAATCTATCTCTACAGATGAGACAGGAACTAATTGGATTGTTGATGGTATTACATTTATACCTACAGCTGACCCCTTTATTGAGTTAGAGTTCAGAAGAAACGTATCCTCATTTACAGAGGACTCTGCTATTGATTTAATTAATGGCTCAAGCTATGTAACTGCAACTATCAATTTGATGTTCCATAGAAGAGATCAAGAGAAATCAAAAGCTATTAAAGTATTAGGAGCAGGACAACAGTACTTAGCAGGTATTGTTGAGGATGCTAATGGTAAATATTGGTACTTCCCATTTTTGCAATTATCTGCAACAGGTGAAGGATCAGGAACTACAAGAGCAGATGGCTCTAAGTACAGTGTAACACTTGTAGCTGAGAATGAGTTTTTGGCTTATGAGGTTGATGCTACTATCATACCAAGTCTCCTTTAATCTTGCCATAGATTATAAACTAAGAGCCTCACTTCGGTGGGGCTTTTTTAATAATTATTTCTTTGAGATACAATATAGGTATGATATATCTTGAGAAGGATACTGTTAACACCTTTGTGTTGACACTTACAGAGGTTACAACAATCTCTAATCCTTATTATTTATTTGAATTTGAGGATGAGTTTGACACTACAGCCAACCCTATCTATTGGCAGGGAGTTGATAGTTCCTCATGGCCTTCAAGATATAACCTATTTACTATCGATGAGCCTACTGATATAGACTTTATTAAGGGACAATACAGATATAAAGTCTATCAGAGTCCTACTCCAACAGTTGATCCTACAGGATTGACTATGATAGAGGAGGGCCGCATGGTAGTGGCAGGGATACAAACTAATTCAATCTATGACTAATGGCATGGTATAACAGATTTATAGGCAGTAAGCCACAAGCAACAGAAGTAGTGGAGGGATATCAGTCCTTCTCTACTCCATTTCAAAAGGTAGGCGGAGCTAACCTATCACTCCCTTATGTTAATGGCCGCTATCAGATAGCAGGTTACATTCCATTTGGGCAGGATAACCTCTATCCAGAGTTACTTAATCAACTATACTACAGCTCACCTTTGCATGGTGCTATCGTTGACTTTAAGACTAACTCAGCAACAGGTGGAGGATACACTATTGAGACTGAGAAAATGTCTCAAGAGGATAAACTCAAGTTATATACCTTTGAGAGGAAGCTTAAGTTAGGTAAAACTATCAGAGCCATAGCTCAACAGTTGATAGTTCACCATAGAGTGTACTTTAAACTATGCTACAATAAGAAAGGAGAAATCTATAAGATTGAAAACATATCACCTGAGAGAGTTAGGATTTCAAGAGATAAGGAAACATACTTTATTTGTGAGGATTGGACAGCTCGCATTGATGTGAGAGAGATAAAAAAGTATCATCCTGCTAACACTGACCTTGAGCAACTCTATTGCTATGAGTTAATGACCTTGGGCCAGGAGTGGTATCCATTACCACAGTACAGCTCTGCTTTGAACTTTGCATTTTTGAGTGGCGAGCTATCATACTTTGCTAAGAGTAACATTCAAAACTCAATATTCCCATCCTTTGCTATGATGTTCCCTAAGAGACCACAGTCAGAGGAGGAGAAACACATGATTAAGCAGACCATTGATAGGTTGAAAGGTGCAGCTAATGCCGGTAAGGCTGTTGCATTCTTTGCTAATAATCAAGATCAGTTACCTAAGATTGAAAGCCTACCAACTAACAGCAATGATAAGTTGTTTCAAGAGGCATCAAGCCTTAACACTGAGCAGATATGCTTTGCTCACACAATAGATCCCATCCTTATGGGAGTAAGAACTCAAGGATCTCTTGGATCAGGCAGTGATATTAAGCAGGCTTATGTTGTATTTGAGAAAAATGTAGTCATGCCATTGAGGAGACGAGTTGAGGAGATAGTTAATGAGATAATGACCATTGCTAAGATACCGGGCAAGTTCTCAATTAACAACTTTCAGATCATTAATGAGACAATCATTGAGCTTGAAGGTGATACCTCTAAGACATCAGATGCTTTGAACTCATTAAGTCCATTGGTAGCTACTAAGGTACTTGAGAAAATGACACCTAATGAGATAAGAGCTCTTGCTTCACTACCTCCAATTGAGGGTGGAGATGCAATACAAACAGAAACACCTGCAGCACCATGATATACTTTATTACAGAGACATACTTAAAGACTAACACACCTATCACAGCCAATGTTGATGTAACAGATGTTACTCCATACATAGCAACACAGGCACAGCTCAGAGTTATGCCTATCTTAGGCACTACATTCTACAACTATCTACTAACTAAGTACAATGCTCAGACATTGACTAATGATGAGGAGGCACTTGTGGCATATATTCAACCTGTCATAGCTTGGAGAAGTGCAGAGGATGCTGTATTTGGCTTGACATATCAACTTAAAAACAAAGGACTGCAGACTCAGTTTGGGGATTTTTCAAGTTCAGTAACTCGATCAGAGGTGGCCTTTGGGATGGAGCACTACGCACAAAAGGCTTCATTCTTTGAGACCAGGTTAACAAGATACTTGATAGCTAATAAGGACTTATATCCTGAGTTCACAGCAGAGGTGAACAGAGATACTGACCTAAGACCTATGATTGATCATTGTGGTTGCAACTGTGGGGAAGTGTGTAGATTTGACTGTCCTTGTGGAGGATTTAGAGAGAATGGATATAATAACAGCATATTGATTTTGTGATGGGATTTAATGAAGTAGCATTTACAGTAATAACAGTACTCATATCTGGCATAGGGTATTTTTTAAAGAGTTTACATAGTGACTTAAGAAGTGTTATGAAGGAACAAAAGGATATCATTGAGACTCAAGGAAGGCTCAAAGGCAAGATTGAACTTGTTGATAATGAGGCAAGGTTTAAATATGAAGCCATTGAGAAAATGACACAACTTGAAATCAAGCATCTTGCTGAGCAGATAAGTGAGCTCACTCAATCAGTTAAGAAACTAATAGAAATAAATTTAAGATGACATTAGCACAAAGATGGAATGCTCCGACTCCTAAGTTCTGGAAGAGAGTACAACAGGCAGCCATAACAGTGGGTGCAATAGCAGGAGTTATCCTTGCTGCACCTATTACACTACCTGCAGCAGTCATAACTGTGGCAGGATATGTGGCAACAGCAGGAACAGTAGCAGCAACACTATCACAATTAACAATAAAAACCAATGAAACTAACAACTAATTTTAACCTGTCTGAGTTTAACAAGCATGGATTTGTGATCTCAGATACAGTATTTCAAAACATCTTTGCACTTGCTAAGAATTTACAAGTGTTGAGAGATGAGGTAGGGAAGCCTATCAAGATTACAAGTGGATACAGATCACCTGAGCACAATGCTAAGGTAGGTGGAGTGAAATCATCTAAGCATATCACAGGTGAGGCAGCTGACTTTAAGATTGCCGGCATGACACCAAAAGAGGTGGCAGCTGTGATTGAGAAACTTATTGCAGCAGGTAAGATGGAAGAGGGTGGTATTGGTATCTATAGCACCTGGATACATTATGACCACAGGAACACTAAGGCACGTTGGAGTAAATAATATATTATGGCAAAGAAAGTAGGCAGACCTAAAAAAGTACAGGTTAACATTGAAGGTGATAAGACAGATGTTATCATCCAAACAAATAAGGCAGAGATAGAATACCACAAAGATGGCACTAATCATGAGCTTGACTATGATGGTAAGAAAGTAGATGTCAACATCAAAAAAGATGAGACAGGAACTAAGGTAACTGTGGAGTCAGAAAATAAATTCCTTAAAGCTATTGCGACATTAGCATCTAAGTTTGTAGTCAAGAGGTTTAAGAAATAGTATCTGGATACTTACCATTAGAACAGTTACCGGATCATTATCAAGTCCCTTTACTCACAAGCTGAGTAGGTGGACTATAAAAAAAGAATACACCCGCTATGGTTAAAGGATTGTGAAACACGGTCGCCCACACTTAGCGGGTTTTTTATGTCTAAATAATGTCTAAAGTACGTCTAAATTATCCCGTTTTATCCCGTCCAGACCTGATAATCTTATTTAGAATCATTATAAATTACGCTAATTATTTGCATATATAAAAAAACTTACTAACTTTGTTCTATAAATAATTAACAAAAACAATATGAAAAGCAATAAGTGGAATACAGCAAACGAAATCTACAAACCAAATGTAAGGATAAATGATTTTAATAAAATGATTTACCGAGATAATAAAGGTTTTGAGGCTTTTGTAGTAGGTGAATCAACTTGTGAATCCGAAAATGATTGTTGGTTAATAGAAGGTAATGGAGTAAAAACAAAAGTTTGGAAACACACAACAAAAAATAAAATTGTAAAAGTTTCTGCGGATTATGAATTAAAGAAATTTATTCATTCAATATTTTAATCAATAGAGGGATGCGGCTCTGTTAACGCATAATAAATAAATCATAACAGTATGAAAACAAAATTTATCAAAGAATGCGACACTTGTTGGGGGTCAGGTTCAGTATTAATTAGCAGCTCTTATGAGCATCCATCTCATAGTGAGTCTGATATTTGCAATGAGTGTAGAGGTGAGGGTAAATACCTTGACTATGAACTATTAACTGAGCGTGTTGAGGATGTTGAGTGGATGATTGAGGGCATGTTAACTCGAATTAGATTGACATCTGATACTTTAAAAGATTTGAGTAGAGGTATGTTCTATGAGTTACTTCCTAAGTATAAGCATAGACTTAATATTCAGTCAAGAGCTCTTGCAAGATTAGAACTTTATTTGTCAAACCTTAAAACTTATTAATCATGACAGAAGATCAAAAGGCTGTGAGAGACGTTTTAGTGTTCTCTGCTGCATTATTAGCTATCACTTTTGTGTTGATGTATATCGGAGTAGTAGGATAGCATGAGAGAGCCTAAAATCAACTTAGCAATTATAAGCTATTGGGATAGCTTTGATGAAATCAGATATTATAAATATTTAAGAGTATTAAAAAATGTGGACAATACACTATCGAGGATACATGGGAGGAGCTTGGAGGATATTAAAAAAGACTGTGCAAGCAGACTCAGAATGGGAGGCACGAAGGATGAGCAACCTTTGGGAGAAACTAATAATTAAAATTGAGAAAGTATGAACTTAGATGATATCATAAGACAACGGTTCCCTCACATGAGAACCATTGACCTTGCTAATGAGCTTGGACTTAAGTACTGCACTGTGGCAAATAAAGCTCACAGAATGGGATTGCATAAGTCAAAAGAATATCTTGCATCTGAAACATCTGGCAGACATAATCTAATTGAGGCTGGAAAAAAGCATAGATTTACAAAAGGTAATAAACCTCACAACAAAGGAGCCAAGATGCCGGAACATATCTATGATAGAGTCAAGCCTACTATGTTCAAAAAAGGCAGCAAGCCTCACAATACACAGCCTATTGGAACAATCAATTTTAGAACTGACAAAGAGGGCAGGACTTATGCATACATCAAGATTAAAGATAGTGATTGGAGGTTGATGCATCGAGTAGTATGGGAGCAACATAATGGGTCAATCCCTCCTGGTCATGTTGTGAGGTTCAAAGATGGCAACACAATGCATTGGGATATTAATAACCTTGAAATGATTGACATGCGTAATAACATGGATAGGAATACCATACAAAGGTTCCCTGTTGAGATACAGGAAGTAATTAAATTAAATAGTAAACTTAAAAAGAAAATCAATGGCACGAAACAAAATCAATGATCTTAGAGATCACTTATTCTCAGCATTAGAGAGATTGGATAATGATGAGCTCACAATGGAGGAGCTTAATAAAGAAATTGAAAAGGCACAGGCAGTGGCAACAATTGGATCTGTTATCATCCAGAGTGCAAAGATTGAGGTTGATTACATCAAGGCAACAGGCATGATTGAGTCAAGCTCTGAACTATTCAAAGGTATTAACGAACAAAAGAGATTATCATGAAAACAGCAGTAGAATGGTTAGGACATGAAATAAATAAAATATACACAGAATTTCCCGATCAATTATTTTATGATGTAGCATTGTTATTACAACAAGCCAAAGAAATGGAGAAAGAGCATATTAATAATGCACATTATGAAGGTAGTGAAAATTACAGGAGACAATACTATAAAGAAACCTTTAAATCAGAATAGAATGCAAATAACAAACCCAACACGTTTAGTCTTAGCATGGAAAGCTATGGCATACACATTAAAATTTAATTGATATGAAAAAACAAAACTTAGAAATGCTACAGCTACTTGAAAGTATAGAGGTAATGCTGCAAAATGGTAACTCAATACACCCAGACTCAGTCATTAGAGGAGCTATTCGCATAGCAATAGGAATGGATCAGTATGGAATGCCAGATGGATTAGACACTCCAGAGAAACATGAGCAGTATTTGAAGGATATAGGTTTAATTAATAAATCAGAATAGAATGGCAGAGGAAGCAAAAATGGCACTGCTACTATTTAGCACAGGGATAATTATGATTATAATAGGATTGATTAATAAATATAAAAATGACTGACATAATACAATACATTGAGGATAATGACCTCAAAGCGCGCCACAGATATAGACACTACACTTACAAACGTTTCTATCTTTACAACCTACTTAGAGAGGAAGGACTTACACTGTATGAGATAGCGGCAATGTTTAACAGAGATCATGCAAGTGTGATACATGGACTTAAAACTCACCATGATCTAATCTCAATTAAGGATAAAATATACCTTGATTATATTGAGGAGCTCATGTTGATCTTTGAGAATTACAATGAAGGTCATGTGTTGGTTGATGACGTGATGAACTGTTTTTGTTTAAAACAATTACGAAAAATTAAGTTCAGAATTAAGAATAATCTATACAAAGAATTAAATTTGTAGTCCATACTGTTTTGATTAATTATTTGTTTGACCCTCTTTGCTCTGCATGGAGGGTTTTTTTGTGCTGCCTATTTTTAATTAATACTGACAATCAAGCATTTAACATTAGTACAAAAGTACAATTGAAACCCTATTACATATAGTATATATTTTTATATTATTTTTTTTTATCACTGTATGTATTTTTTTACTTTTTTATTTTTATGTGATTTTTCAAAGCTAATTTTTTTTGTTTTTTTGTGCTATTTTAATTTAAGTAATTGATAATAAAGAATTTAATCAGTACAAACTCAGTACAAATAAAAATATTTTAGAACATTTGGAGTACATATTAAAATTATTATTACATTTGTGAACGGTTCGGTCTGACAAAATAGAACTAAAAGACGTTATTAAACCTCTTAATGAATTTGGAAGTCAGACCCCAAAGGAGTTAAGGGGTTTTTTTATCACTATTATGAAAGTATCATTTTTTAAAAAAGTAACTGACACTGCACCCAAATTAAATAAGGATGTGGGATATTTTTTGGACCGTATAAAAGATGGTGCATCAAAAGATTTAGTCGAAAAGATTAGAATTACAGAGGATGAGGATGAGCAGAAGTTTTTAAAAGCTCAATTGCCTATTGTTTGTTTCAATGGGGTGTTCACTACCAGGTCAAAAAGTGGATTAAAAAAATCATCCGGTTTGATGGTGTTAGATTTTGATGATTTCAATACATTGGATGAGGCAAAAGAGTTCAAAAAGAATATCAAGTCAGATAAGTATGTTTTTTCTGCATGGATTTCACCTCGCAATGGAGTAAAAATACTTTACAGAATCCAACCTGTTGCCAATGATACTGAGTTCAAAAGTATCTACAAAACAATTCAAGAGAAATTTCCTAATGTGGACCAATCCGGCAAAGATGTTTCAAGAGCTTGTTTTGAATCTTATGATCCATTGATATATGTCAACGTTGATGCTGAAATATATACACCTGAGATACAGATAACAGAACTTGAGCCAATTGAGATAGGTGATGTGACAAATATCCCTATCAATGACCAGGATGTTATTGCAAATAAGTTGGTGATTTGGTTTCAAAAACATTATGACAGAAACAACCGGAACAATTCAGTATTTAAATTGGCAGCATCATTCAATGATTTTGGAGTAAACAAACAAACTGCTATGACTTACTGCTCAAGATATGCAGAGAATGGATTTCCGGTTTCTGAAATAACAAACATTGTTAACTCAGCTTATAAACACACTGCTCAATTCAATAGTAAATTCTTTGAGGATAAGCCACGTAAAAAGAAACTCATGGTAATGGTCATGAGTGGCAAAAAAGAGAAGGATATACAACAGCAATTCTCTGATATTGATGTTGAAAAGCTGAACAATGAGATAAACATCATCAAAGAAACTACAAAAATAAATGAGTTTTGGGAGTACAGTTCAGATGGCAAGCTACAAATCAACTCATTCAAAATGAAATTGTATCTGCAGTCATTGAATTATTACAAATACTATCCTGTTGGTAATGATAAAACTTTTGTATTTATTTCTAAGGCAGAGAATTTCCTTGAGGAGGTCAATGAATACAAAATAAAGGACCATGTCATTAGAAATTTAGAGGCCTCAAATGAAATTGATGTGTTCAACTTGTGTGCAAACAGAACAAAACTATTTACAACACCATACTTATCAATGATTGATACTGCACATGTTGACTTTTTAAAGGATGAGAAGGAGTTTGCTATGATATATTATCAAAATAATGCGGTCAAAGTTTATAAGGATAAGTATGAGATATACGATTATGATGAGCTTGACTTTTATATTTGGAAGGATCAAGTTATCAATAGAGATTTCATGACTGCAGATCACCATGAGAGCATGTTCAGAACTTTTATCTGGTTGATTTCAGGTGAAGAAACAGAGAGATATAACAGCATGAAGTCAGTCATAGGATATTTACTGCACTCACATAAGACAAACGCTAACAACAAAGCAATAATTTTGAATGATGAAGTAATATCTGAAAATCCTAATGGTGGAAGTGGTAAGGGATTATTGACAAATGCAATAAGTCAAATGAAAAAAGTATCCACAATTGATGGTAAAACATTTGATTTTAATAAATCATTCCCTTATCAGACAGTATCAACTGACTGCCAGGTGTTAGCATTTGATGATGTTAAAAAGAATTTTGATTTTGAGAAGTTATTTAGCATTATTACAGAAGGTATTACAATAGAATACAAGGGCAAAGATGCTGTAAAGTTACCGGTAAAAGACTCACCAAAAGTATTGATATCTACTAATTATACAATCAGAGCAGAGGGAGGATCATTCACAAGGAGGATGTTTGAAGTTGAGTTATCAAGTTACTTTGGAGCTCACAAATCACCATTGGATGAGTTTAACTGTATGTTGTTTGATGATTGGGACCAGGATGAGTGGGCAAGGTTTGACCATTTCATGATTAACTGTTTACATTATTATCTTGAGCATGGACTTGTATCGTATGAGCATAAGAATTTAAAGATTAGAAAACTTATCAATCAAACATCAAAGGAGTTTATTGATTGGATGGATGATAAAAAATTCACTCCTGGTCAACAGATAAACTATAAGCAATGGTATGAAACATTTGTCAATGAGTATGAGGATTTCAAAAAATGGTTGACAAACAGAAATTTTAATTCATGGCTTAGATCTTACTTTGAATTTAAGAAAATTGAGATTGATAATGTATCAAGTAATGGTCAAAGATATTACGAAATCAAATCTGATAACCCAAACACTAAAAAAGATGAGGACCTTCCATTCTAATAAGTCAAACAAATATCCTTATGCTTATGATGAGTTTGGTAATATTGTTTCAATTGAGGAGGCTGTAAAACTTGACAACAGAAAATGGTATTTAGATCCAGGATTACAGATTGAATTAAATTTGTTATGCAATTTGTCAAAACAGATTAATCATTGGAGGACATTATCAAATCAAGTGGTTAAGATAAATGGTATTGATTATGACTATTCTCATGACAAAGACTCAGAATCATTTGAGCATAAGCAATTTAAATATGATATACTTGTAAAACAGTATATAAATATCAATGATTACAAGGTATTTTTAATAAATCCAAAGGAAGAAATTAGAATTGTAGACAGTAAATTCAGAGCAGATGTCCTGGCTAACCTTCCATGTGGCACTCCATGTGTCATTGAGATAATAAAAACAAGTGATATAAGTGAAAAAAAACAAGATTTTATAGAACAAAATCAAATATTAACATTTAAAATTTACATTGATGAAAACGGAAATCAAATCTTTAAAAGAGATAATATCATTGGAGTTACAGAAATTAGTGAAATTACAAGACGAATACAAAACGGAGAGGGAAAACTTGCAGAAATTAGGGATCAAATATCAAGAGAGAGAGGACAGAGAGAGAATAAATTACGAGAAACAGAAAATTATTATACAACAGAATTACGAAATCAAAAAGAAAAACTTAAATCAATTAACGATAGAATTGCAGAACTTGAATCAGATAAAAGAGAAGAGATTACAAATGATGATATTGACCAAACAGAAATTGAACTACTTGAAAACAGAATATCAGAATGTAATGAAAAATTACGAATTGAGATTGAGTTACAGAGATCCCTCAATGAATCCTATATTAATATCATTAAAGGATACGAGGAGGAAATTAATAGACTTAGAGATTTGGAAAAGGAGACACTCAAGATTATTGAAAATTGCAACCCTGAATGGTTTGGATACATGCCAAAAGGAGTATCAAAATTAGATCAAATTTTATATTTAATATCATGAAACGAATTAACAAAGACAAACTCAATGCTCTTATGATGGAGCAGTTGAAACAGAAGTATCCTAACATGCCAGAGGCATACATCCCTAAGACTGATTGGACAGATAACTCTGCCAATGCCTTGACAAAATGTGTCATTGCATGGATACAGTTCATGGGCGGTCAAGCTGAGAGAATAAGCTCACAAGGTCAGTACAGGGAAGGAGCAAAGATACAGGTCGGATCTGGCATCATGGCACACACAAAACAGTTACCGGGCAAATGGACACCCGGACAGTCAACCAAAGGAACAGCAGATATTTCTGCAACAATCAGAGGGCGGTCAGTTAAGATCGAGATAAAATATGGAAAAGACAGACAGTCAGATGTTCAAAAGGAATATCAAGCATCCATTGAAAGGGCAGGCGGTGTGTATATCATTGTGAGAACATTTGATGATTTTGTGGTATGGTATGAACAATTTACATTAGGATTATGAGTGCAAAAGATAAGGCAATAGAGTTAGTTGATAAATTTCAAAAGCAAATATTTTTTGAGATAACTGATGAAAGATTAGATATAGAGGAGGCAAAAGGATGTGCCTTAATTGCAGTTGATGAGATGATATTAGTTCTACCATTTACAGATACTAATCTCACACTTAATGAGTATGCTATTCATTTACATAAATATTTAGAACAAGTAAAACACGAAATAGAGAAGCTATGAGAATCAAACTAAAAATGCCAAAGTTCAAAGTAAAGTTGAAACATCTTAGGAAGAAATATAAACACCCTGTTAAGGGGATTAATAATGAAATAGATTAAATTATGACATTAGACTCACATGAAATTAGATTAGGTAACTCATATAAGATTGAGTTAGGTGATGGAACTTATAAGATTGGACTTATAAACTTAGAGGATATTGAGAATTTATTAGATGATGAGATTGATGACTTTTATCAGGCTCTTGAGCTTGATGAGAATGTATTATTAAAATTAGGTTTCAAACAAGTTACTGATAGAGTATTTATGAAAGGTGATTTTGGTGTTGAGTTAGGATTTTTTAATTATTTTCTAATTAAAGTTGATGGTCATGTATTAAGAATAGGTAATAATCAATACGTCCACCAACTTGAAAACCTATACTATGCACTGACTGGAGAGGAATTAAAATACAAGATATGAAAGCAAAAAAAGAAGAGCTAATTAAAGCTGCAACATTTTTGAGATGTGCTGCAGCAATATTTGGAGAGTTGTGTGCAAATGAGATTAACCTATTAGAACAAGCACTCAATGAGGTGCATGAGGATAAGGATGAAGAGCTAACAGATAATTGTTAATAACTTTATTTTGTACTTATGCAATCTTTTATTAACTTTGATGCAATAAATAAAAACAGTATGGAAAAAGAAATCAAAACAGCTACTGAGAAAATCAAGGAGCTGAATGAGTTGAGTAACACACTCACTCTACATCAAAAACTACACAAGGCAAAGTTGGCCATTGGTAAGGTAACTAAGAACGCACAAAGTCATCACTCAAAATATGCTGACCTCAATGCTATCCTTAGCACTGTTGAGCCTGTGCTATTAGAGAATGGCTTGCTACTTATCCAACCTATCCAAGGTAATAGTGTGTGCACTCAGATAGTAGATATTAACTACTCAGGTGCAATGATTGAGTCATGTATGGAATTACCTCAAGGTATCACACCTCAGCAAATGGGTAGTGCCATAACCTACTATCGTAGGTACACCCTTCAAAGTGCTCTCTCATTGCAGGCAGTGGATGATGATGGTCAACAGGCATCTAAGGAGCAACCAACTGAGACTAAAAAAGAATCATTGTCAGATGCACGTTTCAAGGCTGCTCTTGCTAAGATAGCATCTAATGAGTACACAGTTGAGGAGCTCAAAGATAAGTTCTATCTAACCAAAGAACAGGAGGCACAGTTATGAATTTAAGAGAATGGATAGGCTGCTTAGTTCCTGCATTGATAGGCTTAGCAGTTAACATAGCTATAATATATGTAGTATCTCATTTTATAATTAAATATTGGTAGTATGAAATGGCGTCCATCACAATTAGGTAAGCTCATGACTAACTCCAGGAGTAAGTCTGAGCTCTTGTCTGAGACTGCTAAGTCTGAGATTAGAAAAATTGCAAAACAGGATTTCTTTGGATATAGCTCAGACATTAAGACTAAGCCAATGATTAAAGGAACTGATTGGGAGCAGGATGGTATTGACTTACTCAATGAGGTTCGTTTCACTAAGAAGTACAGTAAGAACACAATCAGAGTAACTAATGAGCTCATGTCAGGGTGTTGTGATATATTACTTGATGAGGTGATCATTGACATCAAGAGCTCTTGGTCATTAGAGACCTTCCCGGCAACACCATCAGAAGGTGAGAACTCAGATTATGAGTGGCAGGGTAGAGCATACATGTGGCTGTATGATAGACCTTCATTTGAGTTAGTGTACACCATGTATGATACAGATGATACTCTGCTCACTGATTGGGATAACAAATCAATCCATAAGGTCAAACACATACCTGCACACCATAGGGTAACTGTGTTAAGATATGAGAGAGATACAGCCATTGAAGAACAAATAAAAGAGAGATTAATAGCATGCTCTGAATATTATGCTCAATATGTAAATGAATTAAATAATAAATAATGGAAACAAGAACACAAATAGTCACTCAGTTAGTGGCTGCATTCCTTACAAATCCTGTAAGAATGGAACAAATTAGAAACGGTATGGACATTGAGCATCAAATATACAGCTCAGACCATGAGATTGCAGTTGCTTATGCTAACATAGTAGCCGATGAAATTATTAACCAAACTACTCCAGAGATAGCGTTCCCTGAGAGAGTAATATAATACAATAACAATGTCAGAATCAACAATCAAAGGAGCTATCAAGCTCATTAACCCAATCAAGGTAATCAGTGATAAGTTCTCAGTGAGAGAGTTCGTGGTAACAACACCGGATGCCAAGTATCCACAGGATATACTATTCCAAACAGTCAACGATAAGATGGCTGTCTTAGAGTCATTGGGTGTAGGTCAGCAAGTGGAAGTATCATACAATGTGAGAGGTAGGGAGTTCAATGGGAGGTATTACAATACTCTTGATGCATGGAAAATTGAGGTCACAGGATCTAAGCCATCACAGCCAAGTACACAATTAATAGAATTAGATGATGACCTCCCGTTCTAAGACAGTCTACATCAAAGATGGTGAGACGCTTACTGACTCAATCAGAGCAGAGTTGTTTGATAAGCTATCCAGGAGATACAAGATAGTACATTTGGCAGAGGACGTTGGAGTGGATAAGTTTCAAATGTACCGATTCATGCATGGCAATGAGGTGACAGGTAAGTTCTATGATAAGGTGTTTAAATACTTGATGAAATGAACTACTTAGTAAGAATAATGATCTACATTGAAGGGCAGTATCATACCCCTCAATCAATACTTGATAAGATTAACAACTGAGGCTCGGCAAAGCAACCCCCTATCACTCGCACCTGAGAGCGTTGTCATAGGGTCATATAAGGAGAGTGTAACAGCTCTCCTTTGTCATGTTAATAACTTTTATTATCTTAGCACCATGATAGGATATTTAACTCCATTAGTAATCTCCTGGTGGTTCACTCACTTTGAACCATTACAGAACTACATAGATAACAAGCTCAACCTCCCAGATTGGCTACATACTTCACTTGGCTGCTGGAAGTGTCTCAGCTTCTGGGGGACTTGGGCATACTCACAATCATTCACTGTGGCTTGTGCCACATCACTCACAGCTGTATGCTTGAACAAACTGATATACAACTCATAGAAACCATCCTCAATCAACCTGAGGAGAAGGTGCTCACTAAGAGAAGCCTTATACAACTACAACAAGTTAAGAACAGAGTCACAGGACAAAGAGATAAGGAGTGTTTCTGTGCATCAGTACGCAGGAAGGTATGGCTCAAAGACTTCACTCAATGGTATGAAGGAGCACTTGGATAGATATCTCTCTCGTAACTACCTTGAGGTGCTCAAGTACACTCGACATTTCTTAGATGTGCTCAATATACCCACCTCAATAGATGCAGATGCAGTTATTAACAATGCTTACTTACACTGTGCAGGACTCAATGCTCAAGATATGACAGAGGATAAGGCTAAGAGCTATCTACTCAACACTATTAAATGTGATCTTATCTGGACTCAAGGATCTAAGACTAAGAAACAGGATTTGTACAGGTCTCAAGAGTACACAATGGATGTCATTGATGACCCTACAGACCTTGAGCACAAGATTGAGATAGAGGATAGGTACAACTTTAAAAAGGCTCTTGTTGAAATATATAGAACAGAACAAAAAGACAGGATAAAAAAGATAGTATTTGAAGCATATTACGACAAAGGGCACTCTACTCAGACTGCACTCGCTAAATATTTCAACATCAACAGTACATCTGCCTACTTCCTGATTAAAGAAATTAAAGAAAATATAAATCAAATACAATATAGGTATGAGGAATGCTAATTTTTTAGGCTTAATGACTTACATAATGGCCTTTGGAGTAGTGATGGCACTGTGGAATGAAAACACATATTTGCTATTTAAGTTCTCAAGCATTACCTTAGCACTATATTTAGTATTTATAATAGTTAAAGAATATGAGCAATTTTAAAATTAAAACACAATACATTGACAAAACTGTCAGAGTATATGATCGCATCTTAGGACAACGTTCTATTGTAGTGGCTAAGATTGACATGAGCAAGGTGAAGTACTACCAATCTATTGGACTATCTTACCTATTCGAGGAAGTGCCTACAGTTATCAAATATGAGGCAGTTGAGCCACCTATTCCAGCTGAGTCAGTAGAGGTAGCACCTAAAAAGAAACGTAAGAAAAAACCTGCTCAAGATGGGCAAGCCTAAATACATAGAGACCCCTGAAAAGATGTGGGAGTTGTTTGAAGCCTACAGGGATTGGTGCAAGTCAAACCCAAGGTATCAATACTCACTGTCAAACAAAACAGGGGAAGCTACTCCAGTGCCATTAGAGAGACCCCTTGTATTTGAAGGATTCTATAATTACTGCTATGACAATGTGGGATGTATAGACCAATACTTTGAAAATAGAGATGGGAGATATTCAGACTATGTTGCTATCTGTTCACGTATAAAGAGAGTCATCAGAGAGGATCAGATTACAGGCGGCATGGCAGGGCAGTACAACCCTTCCATCACTCAGCGACTAAACAACCTAACTGAAAGGGTAGATACAACCACTCAAGGTCAAGCTATCAATGAGGTTAAGGTTAATATTATAAAGCCTACTTAATATATATATAGTAAGATAGGTTAATTGTCATAATACTAAATATAGTGTTATAGCTTAACTATTGCCTAAAAAATGGAGATTAATAGCACAGTCATATTTGAAAAGAACTTCAATGCTCTCAACTCAGAGCAAAGGTTTATAATCAATGAGGGCGGCTCAAGGAGTTCTAAGACCTACTCACTATGTCAGTTGGTCATAGTTTACTGCCTACAGAACAGAAACAAGGTAGTAAGTATCATACGAAAGACCTTCCCTGCACTCAGAGCCACAGTGATGAGAGACTTCCTTGAGATCATGAAGAGCCTTGAGATATACGATGTTAACAAGCATAACAAGAGTGAGCACATCTACACCTTTGATAATGGATCCATTGTTGAGTTCTTCTCAGTGGATGACGAACAAAAGATAAGAGGTAGGAAGAGAGACCTTGCATGGTGCAATGAGGCTAATGAGCTATACTATGATGACTTCACTCAGTTGAACATGAGAACAGAGGGTAAGCTAATCTTTGACTACAACCCATCTGAGTCTAACTCATGGCTGTATGAGTTACCACAGGATGAGTCAATACTAATCAAGTCAACCTACAAGGACAACCCATTCCTGCCTGAGTCTATTAAGAAACAGATTGAGGACTTAAAGAGAACTGATGAGGCACAGTATCAGATTTACGCATTAGGGGAGAAAGCTATCTCCAAGAGTAACATCTACTCCAATTGGACATTTGTCAAGCACCGCCCGGCTAAGTTCACTGAGTATGTCTATGGCCTTGACTTTGGATACAATCACCCCACTGCATTAGTGAGAGTCTATTGGAGGGATAAGGATCTATACATTGAGCCTGTAATCTATGAGAGTTACTTGACTACCACTGACCTCATAGCACGTATGGAACAGTTAGGCATTGAAAAGAGTATCAACATCCTTGCTGACTATTCAAGGCCAGAAATCATTGCTGAGATAGACAGAGCAGGTTACTATATTGAGAATGCAAACAAGGTAGTCAAGCAAGGTATTAACAACATCAAGTCCTTTGGTATATTCTGTGAGGACCATCCTCAACTTAAGAAAGAGTATGAGAATTACAAGTGGAAAAAGATAGGTGATACCATTACAGATGAGCCGGTCAAGTTATGGGATGATGCAATGGATGCCATCCGATATGCTGCCACTCATATCAAGGAGGAATACTTTACAGATGATTCATATATGTCCTTCTAACAGGATGCCAACTGAAATACAATATAGGTATGGCAATGACAATCATAGCAGAACCTCAAGATTTCACTCCTGCTTACAATGAGTGCAAGTTCATAGTTAACTCAACTAATGTCAACAATGATGGCTTCCGGTATATCTTTGAGATATTTGAGTCAGGCACAGCCAATAGGATAGGATACTATAAAGCATTACCTACCTATGGCACAGGATATGGGGAGCAGGACTTGAGCAAGCTCTTGAGCAACATGGTAAGCTATGACTTCAATCCCACAATCACAACCTTTTATGATGCGGCTAACTCATACTATAAGTATGACATTAAGATTGGAGAGGAGTATATCTACACATTATCTTACACATCCTCATTAGTAAATAACAGTGGTAATGTTCGTATCACAGCAACGCATGCTTTTCAAGTTGGTGATCAGATAAACATAACACAGGCAGATGGAGGTGTGGCCAACCCGGGAGTGGAAGGATTGCACACAGTGATTTCAATCACAGGTACAACCAACTTCACTATCAATGCGCTATGGTCAGAGGTAACAGATGCAACCATCAATGGGAGTATCAAGTATGCTGACAACAGGAAGGATATTAACCTCAATGAAATTAGCACCTTAGATAAGTATGTATTTAATGGAGCTATTTCTTGGATAGATATGCCATTCTATGATCAGACTGACTACACACTTAATAACACATCTGGACTGTGGCTCACTGATCAACCTTTGAACTTTACATGTACACCGGGGCAGGACTTATGGCTCAATCTAAAAGACCCGGGTGTTGCTGCTCAAAAAAGAGTTTACTTTGCCAACAGTAATGGTGATGTATTCAGCAAGTCATTGGCAGGCAGTGACTATGTCAAGGGTGTGGCAGTTGGTCCTAATAACTTTGGCACATTAGTATTGATAAGTGGAACTGCAGGATTGATTAAAGCAACCACTACATATTACGATATATGGTATGGTGATACTATTGTTGGTAATCAAAGCTCTATTAAGTATAGGATTGTATTAGATAAGAGAGTTCAAATCTCTGAGAGTCATATTTTATTCTTAGATAGGATGGGTTCATGGGGTAGCTTTGCCTTCCAACTTAAGAGCTATGAGAAGGGCACTATCAAGAGGGATACATACAACAAGGATGTCCCGGGATATGTTACCTCATCTCAATGGAAGTACAAAACTTATGAACAAGGTCAAGTTAATTTCAACACTCAAGTAGTTAAGACATACGACCTCAACACTAACTGGATGAGTGAGGCAGAGGGTACATACTTTCAGCAGTTGTTAACTTCTCCACAAACCTATGTTAAAAACGTAGTCTATCGTATTACAGAGGACTTGGATAATCTTTATGATGAGAGTGGATGTATCATACATATCCCTGAGTCAACTGAGTATGTAAGCTGTAATGTGCTTAACACAAACTTTGAGGTATATAAGCAACGCAACAACAACCTAATCAAGCAGTCAATCCAAGTAAGGTTATCTAATAACGACATAATCAATGGTTAAGATAGTACTCGAGACAGGAGTCTTAGATGTATCTGAAAAGACTAATTTTCCGATAACATTTAACATTGGTGACATTAGAGATTTAACATCTCGCAAAGGAACTTTCTCCAAAACCATTGTCCTTGAGGGAACTAAGAACAATCATGAGTTGCTTGGGAATTACTATGATGTAAATATTCAGGCAGGAACATTTAACATCAACACGTTGACTCGATGTCAAGTGATACAGAATGGAGTGCCTATTTTAGATGACGCATTATTGCAGTTGGTAAGTGTTAATAAGTCTCAGTACACTAATGCTTATGAGGAGGAGGTTAACTA